GGGCAAGCTATTGCCCAAGCCGAGGATATGGCCTTTTTGAAAGGAGACGGAACTGGTAAGCCCCTTGGTGTTTTAGCTACCAGCGCAAATGGGAACACCGGCGCATTAGGGGTTGCGCGCAATACCAGCGGTACAATTACCTATGACGATATTTTGAATATGCTTGTCAAAGCTAAAATGGATGGCGAAAGTTATGTATGGGTAGCCCATCAAGCCACTATCCCTGCGCTTGCTAAAATTCAAGATGCTGCCGGCAACTATATCTTTATTATGGGTGATGCAACAAAAGCTATTCCTTCTATGCTGGCTGGACATCCGATTGAATTTACTGGCAAAACTTTCCCGCTAGGCGCTCGTGGCGATTTGGCGCTGGTAGATTTTAGTAAATATCTGATTAAAGATGGTAGTGGGTTGTATGTTGGTGCGTCTGAACACGCGCTTTGGAAACAAAACAAAACTATCATCAAAGCGTTTACAAATGTTGATGGCAAGCCTTGGGTTAAATCGCCAATCAAACTTGAAGACGGAGTCACAACTGTATCTCCATATGTAATTCTTGAAGCCTAACAAATAAGGAGTGATTAAGGTGATAAAAGTAAAAACACTGAAAGAACTCCGTTACAAAGGTGCTGGCGTAAAAGCCGGCACCGTAATGGAGATCGAAAATAACGTTGCTCAAATTTGGGTTAAAAACAATTTTGCAAAAAATGTTGTTGAAGAAGCTGAAACCGTGGAACTCGAAATGCCTGCCAAGAAACCACCTGCAAAAAGAAACACAAAGAAGGCTGCTGAATAATGGCGTTCGTTGATTTGGCAGAAGCAAAAGCTTATGCTCGCATCGAATACGATGAGGATGATGTGCTTATCCAAAATCTAATCGATGCAGCCGAAGAAGACGCTAAAAGTTATATTCGTATTGATTCACTTGATAATGTACCTAACCCTAATATGGTTAAACTTGCAATAAAAATACTTGTAGTGTATTGGTATGAAAACCGCGAAGCGATAAGCACGGGGAATAGTATTCCCCGTGAAATGCCGTTGAGCGTGACGAGGTTACTGTATCGTGAAAGGACTATATTAACATGAACCCGGGAGAACTGGACCGTAGGGCAGTGTTTCTTGAATGTGTGCGCACTTCTGACGAAGCGGGCGGATTTAATGAAACATGGATAGAGGCATTTGTGCGGTGGGGGAAACTTATAGTTTATACACCGACACATGTTGATTATCAAGGACAACGCGTAAGCGCAGAGGTGCGAAAGTTGTATATTCGCAAAGACGACGGTATTTCTCCGTCGGTATATATGCGTGTAAATATAGCAGGGAACAGGCATACTATAACCAATGTTCGAGATTATGCGGTTGATGGCAAATATTATGAGCTTGAAGTCTCATTGTTAACGCCATGAGTAGAGCAAAAGGGTATATTAAGATTGGATATGCAGTTGAAGATTTGGCAGAAGCAGTTGAGCAGATTGGCGTATATGATTTTGAATCTCAAAACAAAATGGAGCAGGCATTTGCTTCAAGTTTAAAAGACATTAGAGATAGCGCACGTCAGCGTGTTGCTATTGGTACGGGCAAATTACGTCGGTCAATAAAAACGAAGTTTGACAAAGCAAGCTGGATTGGCGAAGTAAGAGCAAGAGGGCGGCACGCGCACTTGGTTGAAGGTGGCGCAAAGAAAACCATAGTAAAACCAAAAAAGAAAAAGGCATTAAAAGCAGATGGATTTGGTACTCGTAGATTTTTCAGTAAGGCGGTTATTCCTGCTCGAAGAGCACGACCGTATATGATACCAGCATTTGAAGAGGTCAAGCCCAAATTTACAAAACGCATTAAAGACGCAGTGAAGAGGTGAGTATGTGATAATTACAGTCCCGATGGTAGAGTGGGAAAAAGCACTTTATAATGTACTAGTCAGACATATTGAAGGGTATCCGATAATAAATTCAATGGCGCCTTCGCAGGTGGGCGAAATGCCTGCTGAACGATGGTGCAATATTGGTGCCTATACCGATGTTCCTGCTGCTGCGAAAATAGATGCCGCGTCTCATACAGTAACTACAACAATCGATGTATACAGTAGTTCGTCAAGTAAGCAATCGCTAAATGAAATGTTAAGCGATATAGTAACTGCCGTCCATTCAGGTAAAGTGCTAGATGAATACATAATGGAAAATTATATTTTGTTATCTGTCGGGATAGCATCAATCGAAGCTTTTGAAGTGGATTTTGTCAACGGAAAAAGCGGGCATCAGGGCAGCGTTCGAGTGATCGCTGAAATTAATCAAAAATTTATTTAAGGGGGCTAAAAAATGGCATCTATTAATGTTCCGCAAAGGGGCAATGACAGTGTAAAACAACCAGGTACAGAGTTTATATTATTCGTTAACGCAGGACCGGAAGCAACAATTGCAAATCCTTCATGGGTACCATTTGCTGGGCAGCGTAACGCGGCGTTAGAAATGAGCGCGGATGAACTAGACGCATCCGATAAGAACAGTGAGGGCTGGGGCGAGAACTTGCCCGGGCAAAAAACTTGGAGTATTTCCATGGAAGCAGTAAGTGTAATATCAGCCTATGGTGTTCAAGCCGTAAAACAATGTTTTGTTTCCGGGCAATCTATCGAAGTGCTTCGGTATTGTTCGGACGGAACTGCTGTTCGAGGAAATGCAAGCATTACCGAGTTTAGTGATGATGTCCCTCATGATGACATTGCTACTGTTACGGTTACACTTCAAGGTCGTGGCGCACCAGAATTCATTGAAAATATGGAATATCCAGGTGGTGTGCAAGATTTATCTGCTACAGCTGGCAGCGGGTCGGTTACATTGGCTTGGACAGCACCGCCAGAGGCAACGCTTGTAAAAGTGCAGTACAGTACTGACAAGGTGTTCTGGAACAATGCTAATTTGAGTGTAGCCATAGATGATACTAACGCAGAGGTAACTGGGCTTGTAACAGGGCTACAGTATTATTTCCGGTTGATGGTAGAGGGCGGGCCTAAAGTCGGACGATCTAACATCGCGACAGCAACGCCGACGGCGTAAATTAAATGCCGGGGTTCTATATGAACTCCGGCTTATTTTATTAAAAACGAAGATAAAGAGGTGCAAAAATGTTAAATGCAAAATATATCAAAATCGGTGGGGAACAAAGAAAAATTCTTTTTACACGCGAAGCTCTGTTGAAATTGGAAAGAATGTTGCCGGGGGGCATTTCATTATATTCTGTTGTAGCAGGCGGTATCCTTCCGATGGCGGCACTTATTCCGGCTGTGGCCTTTGGACTTGAAGCAGGCGGACTGCGCCCTTTAGATATGGAACTGGTGTCTAAATGGGTGTCTAAAATCGAAAGAGAAGAAGGGCCTTTTAATTTACTTAATTCTGTTATGGAAGCTATTTTGGCTTCTGGGGCATTTGGTCCCATTAAAGTACTGCATGATGAAATCGAAGCTACTGTTGAAGAAATGGATGTTTCTGACAAAGTAAAAAACTAACTGCGGGCAGTTATACTGACTGGGACGAAAAATTGTTAGCTCCGCTGTGTTATGGTGTGTTGGCAATTGATCCCAGGAAGCAGTATACATATACGCCCGAAGAAATAATAAGAATGTGGCACGGCTATATTGTGCGTGAACACCGCAGGCAGGAATTTTTTATCCAGTACATCACATTGCCAATTATGAACGCCAACGGCGGCAAGCAGATCGGCAAAGGTAAAAGCGCAAAATATAAACCTTTTGAAATGATTGATATTTTAGGCAGGGATGAATATAACAGACGATTTGGGAAGCCTAAGAAAAACAAAAATATCGGAGACATGGAATCATTTATGAATTTATTCGACAAATGAAAGGAGGGATAACATGGCAGAGGTAGCGGGGTTATCAGTGCGACTTCAAGCAAATATTGATGATTTTAGGAAAAATCTTAAACAGGCGCAGAACGCACTGAAAAGAACTTTCGGAAATGAAACCATTCAACAATCGCAGCGTATTGCTGCAGCTGTGAGCGTTCTTGGAGCAGGGCTAGGCGGATTGGGCGCAATGGCTATTAAAGCCGCCGCAGATATGGAACAAACGCGTATGGCGTTTACTACCTTGTTGAAAGATGGACAGAAGGCAAATGTGTTTCTTGAAAAAATGGAAAAGTTTGCTAAAAGCACACCGTTTGATTTACCTGGGGTCTTGAACGCGTCAAAGCAATTGCTGGCGTTTGGATTTGAAGCAGAAAAGGTTATTCCAATATTAACTGCGCTCGGTGATACGTCAGCAGCTCTTAGTTTGGGTGATGTAGGCATTCAGCGATTAACATTAGCTATTGGTCAAATGAATGCTGCCGGGAAAGTGACGACACAAGACATGAAGCAACTAGTTAGTGCGGGTGTTCCTGCGTTTCAATATTTGGCAGAAGCGGCAGGTGTTAGTGTTGCTGAAATTCAAGATAAAATAAGTAAAGGCGCAATTGATTCAGCAACAGGAATCAAGGCTATCATGGACGGCATGAATTCGCAGTATGGTGGCATGATGGCTAACCAAGAAAAAACAATACTTGGAATGTGGGCGAACATTCAGGAAAGTCTAGGGTTTACATTGCGTGATATTGGAACGCAGCTTACTCAAACATTTAACTTACACGAAAAAATGGAAGTGGCCAAGCTTGCTTTAGAAAATTTTTCTAATACATTAAAAGTGGCTGGTATTGCGGAAGCAATGCGGCAGTTGATCCCACCAGAACTACAATATTCTATTATTGCAATAGCCGGTGCTATTACCGCGACAATGATACCGGGACTACATGCGATGGCAATCGCTGCTGTACAAGCAAATATTGCGTTACTTCCATTGGCGCTTAAAGGTGCTGCCATAGCGGTAGCGTTCAAGCTTTTAACAGACGCAGGTGTTAAAGCTAAAGAAGCTATTATTTTAATAGCGGCAGTAATTACGGCAACATATATGCCGGCTATATATAAGTTTATCTTAGCGACGGGGACATCTAGTGTCATAGCGATAAAAGGCTTCATTGCCGCACTGCTGACAAAAGCAGCCACCGTTGGGTCGACAAGCATTGCTGTAAACTTGCTGACAGCAGCTATGGGAATGTTGAAACTAGGGTTTATCGGCGCAATGAAAGCACTGTTAGTTTTTTTGATTCCATTTATAAAAGTCATAGCTATTGCAGCTATAGTCGCTGGTGCAGCCATATACGTGTATCGAAATTGGGGCGGTGCTGTAAAATCTGCTTTTGCAAGTCTTGCCTCGTATATTCCGTCTTGGGCTTCAACAATGCTTGGCGAAATCAATAAGGTTATTAAGTCGCTGTTAGTTTTTGTAGGCCTCGCTCAAGAAGCTAATGTTATAAGTAATAAGAGAAAAACTCGTGGCATTAGTGACGAAGATATGCAAATGATGGAACAGATGAAAAAACAAGCTGCTTTGGAAAAACAAATTTCTGTTGCGACGGCGGGGGGAACTTCTGGTGGTAGTAAAGGTGGCGGTGGCACAAGTAAGCTTGAAAATGAAATTAATCGCATAAATGAACGGATTGTTGATATGCGGGATAAAATTCGTGAAGCTGGCGTAGCCTTTGAGAATTTCCAGGTAAATCAGATGTTTAGCCAACTTGAAGGAGCAAATAAAGTTTATGGAGATCTTATAAAGTCGCAATTAGATGCATATACCCAACTTGATAGTGAATTGAAACGGTTAAGTGATGCAAAAATTGAAGCCGAGCAACTTTATCAAAGGGCTGTGAAGGCTGGAAATACAGAACAAATCAATTCAACCAGGGCGATGCTAGAACAGGTAAAAGCCGAGGAAGTTGCGGCAGCCGAATATGTGAAGAGCGAAAAAGTGCGTATTGCAAAAGAAACAGAAAAAGAAATAAACAGTGTAGCTACTGCAAATAATGCTATTCGGACTGAACTTCAACGGTTGCAGAATGAAGCAAATTTAGTTGGATATATGGAATATCTGACCAACGAACGTGTTGCATTCTTGGCTCACCTTGAAGAAACGCAGGCAATGCAACAACAGTATTATGATTGGCGCATGGAAGCCGAACAATCATACGCAGTTATTGCTATGCAAATGGCTGAAACTCTGAAAAATGGCTTAGCATCTAGTATTTCAGATGCTGTCGTTCAAGGGAAAAATTTAGGTGAAGCATTCAAGGATGTAGGAAAACAAATAGTTGCAATGTTTATACAATGGCAGGTTAAACGCCTTGCGGCTGCGGTGTTAAGCAAAACGATTGGGCAGCAGGAAGCAGCAGCAGTATCTGCACAAGCTGCAACTATGGCCTCTGCTCTAGCTCCTGCGGCGTGGGCAAAGCTTGTTGTGTCGCCTGAATCGGGTGCAATTGCAACTGGATTATTAACGCAGGGTATGGCTGCTGCTGCTGCAATGGGAACAGCTACCAGTGGGCTCCAATCAGCCGGTGGTGATCGTATCGGGGTAGTATCCAGTAACAACAGTATTATGGATATGAAAATACCAGGTGCGGCGAAGGGTGGTATTGTGCGTCGGCCAACATTAGCTGTTGTTGGAGAAAAACAAGGTAGCCCGGAAGCAATCTTTCCTCTTAGTACTCTTAGACGTTTTATTGGCGAGGTAGAAAGCAGCGCAGGTGGTGGTGTAAGCATAGCCATAGGCGAAGTTAATACCGAACGGGAGTATGAAGATATGTTAAGTGACATTAGCTTAGCGGTGGCAGCAGGAAGGCGGGGGATGTAGTGATTAATATACCGCAACGTAACGATTTAGGACGGCAGCTTGTCATAAAAAAAGATGGTCGCAGTTATAGATTGCCCTATAACTGGTCGATAGATGGAGATGGGAACGTCTCCTATCGAATCAAAGAAAATCAAAAAGCATATGCCCATGGAGCGGTTATTAGTGGAGATAGAAAAATAGATAGTAGAACACTGACAATTGAAATCTATGTTTTTGGTACCGATGTAGACGATTACCAAAACCGTGTGAATGAAGTATATAATCATTTTGGACAAAACGATTATCAATTGTTCGCCGGAATGCAAGATAGTTATTATCGTGTTGCTGGTGTATCAAAGATAAAAAATAGTTATTTAAAAAGTTATAAACAAACTGCTGCTAAAGTTGAAATAACATTGGTATTAGCTGACCCATTTAGATATTCAGCAGCGCAAACGCTACGGAAAGAAGTTTTCAACGAAGAGCAAACAGAAACGGCAATAACGTTATTTAATGCAGGATCTGTTGATACTCCGTTAATTTGGAGATTTATACCACTTCCCGACGGTGGGGTGATGCATGACATTGCTATAACTCATGTGGAAAGTGGAGAGTTTTTCAAACTAAAGGATACTTTATTGACAGATCCAGCAAATGTTATTGTCAACGGTCAAGCGGGAACAGTACGACGTGTCGATAATAACGCTGGTAATAGTTTAAACACCTTTTCGGGTTTGTTTTTGCATGCATTACCAGGGCGCAACACTTATATGTACACTGGTGCTGCGGGAACAATAGAAATTGCTTTTGAGGAAAGGTGGTTGACATGAGCAATTTATTGTATGGGTTGCGTCCTTATGGTCGCATTATTCAGGCTGGACCGTTTACCGATGGCGGATCAAAACCTACACCAGACGAATCAATAGGATATTTGCCAGATCAATTTACGATTATTGCATATAATACTGATGGAACCAAAAGCGCAATATTTGGGGCAGGTTCAGAAGCCAATAACTTAGCTAACTTTGAATTTGAATTAATAGAAACTGGTTGTGGTGCAGCTACATTTACATTTAATTCAATGCCTACTAATTCGGAACTGGATTATAAACAAAGGATAGATATCCACCTGTTTAATGACCCGCGGCCTTGGTGGAGCGGATATATTCTATCTAGACCAATCGAAGGGACTACGGCGAAAGATAAGAAGTTTACAGCTCATGGATACTACAATATTTTGGAAAAAGTGATTATTAAACAAGTTTATCAAAACACAGAAGTGTCGCAAATTGTCGCAGATATTGCAAGGCAGATAGAGCGAAAAGTTGGGCTTGCCTATAATGGCAATAAAATTATTAATACAGGGTATACAATTAGTTATCTTGATTTAGATGGTGTGACCGTTAAGGAGGCACTAAATCAGCTGTCAGACTTTGCATTAGATTATGTTTACGGTGTAGATGAATATCGGCAGTTGTATTTCAAACCCAGAGTTGTAGATGTCAATGAACAGGCCCGGTTTTGGCTGGGTTATGGGACGACGACATATGAACCGTCTTTTGACATAACAAAGATCGTGAATCACGCTTATATTAAAGGGGCAGCAGTAGATGATTCCGGCGAACAGTGGTTAGCCGAAGTAGAAAATGTCGAAAGCCAGTTAAAGTATGGCGTACAAGAGGCAATATGGTCATTGCCGTCGGCATATATTGCTGCAGATGCCATCCGATGGGGAAATAATCAACTAGAGTATTATAAAGAACCTGTAAAGTCCGCAAAGGTTGGAGGCGTAAACCTTGAATATCCGCGGGCAGATGGTTCTTTTTTTGTGCGAAAATTGTCAACAGATGGCTTGGCTGTCATTACTTCTTATGACGGCGTAGCTCATGAATATCCAATCTCTAAACTAAAATATAAAGTTTCAGATACGGTCGGTATATCCCTGAATATGGAACTAGGAACACCGGAACAATTATTGACAGAGGATTTATTTAACATTGAAAGATTGGCAAGAGATGCTGAATTGCTGCAGCAGGCATCAACTAAACAAACAGCGACATAAGGGAGTGATGATATGGCGAGACCTAGTGATTATAGGCATGATCCATTTAGCGATATCTCAACAGCGATTAGCCTTACAGAAAGACATTTGATACCCAGCATATCGCCTTATGAGATTAGGCTTAATGAAGTACCAGTAAAAAATAGTCCTACAACAACCGTTATTAAAGAATTTAGTATAACTGGAGGAGCCATAAGTTATGGAGCTGTATATGCGGAAGTATCCGCAACTCCTTCGACAGCACAATTTTTTCCTGACTACAACACTGGTGCAGATGGTGACGCTACATGGAATACCGGGCTGCTACAATTTTCAGCGGCAGATGCGGGAAAACAAATAGAAGTAACGTATTCATCTAAAGGCACGTTGACAGGAGTAAGCTGTAATATGTATCCGTCGTGGTGGCGCGATCGCGGCGACGGCAGCGACGGTGATTTCTACCCTACAGGCAACGTAACGATCGGTGGACGTAAGAATTATCGCAGCGTATACATTCCCGCCGGTGTGACTGTAACTGTCAACGGCTTTGTTGATATCCGCTGTCAGGGAATGTTTATAAATGAGGGCACCATAAACGCCAGCGGTGGTGGAGGACAACCCGGGCAGCAGGTGAAAATAAGAAAGCTATACGGGGCAAGTATAGGGGTTAACGGAAATCCTGGCGAACCAGCAATCG